CCTGCTTCATCGGTTAATGCTGATGCAAGGTTTGCAGAAGATGGAGTTTCAAGGAATGTTGCAATTCCTGCTCCAAGTGATGTTATTCCAGTACCACCGTTAGCAACAGGAAGTGTTCCTGTAACGCTAGAAGTTAGGGAAACATTTGTAATAGTGTTTGCTGAACCACTAATTGACTTGTTTGTAAGTGTCTGAGTTCCATCGTTTGTTGTTACAGTTGAATCAATGTCAAGAGTGTTTCCAGTCTTGTCTAATCCTGTACCCGCAATAATTTGTCCCAAACCAGTAAACTGAGTAAAAGTAAGTGCTGTGGTGCCAATTGTAATTGAGCCATTGTTAGTTAATGTATAACCTTGATCAGCGTTTACAGTTCCTTCTTCTACGAATACCGCAAAATTTGAAGTAAGTTCAGAGCCTGCATCTGCATCAGTTGAACGATCTGGAGCACCAGATGATTTAACTACATAGATACCGTTTTCTGAACCAGTTGACTGATTCTTAACAAGAACACGGTCACCTGTAGCAAGAGTTACTCCATCAAGGGTATCTCCATTTTCTAGATCAGATGCAAGAGTTACTGCTGCAGTTGTTGCTGCACGTACTGATGCTTTCCAGTCAATACCCTGTGCTGCTGAGTCTACATAATTCTTTGTTGCTGCATCTGTTCCATCAGTTGGTGTACCAAGACCTGTGATCTTGTTTGTACCCATTGCAATTGCACCAGTCATTGTGCCACCAGCAAGTGCTAACTTAGCAGCAAGATCTGTTGTAAGATTTGCAATCTTAGACTGAGCGATTGCAGCAGCAGAATTAATGTCTGCATCTACAATTGTATCGTTAGCAATCTTTGCTGAAGTTACTGCACCTTCTGCAATTTTTGCTTCTGTTACGTTAAGATCTTTAATCTTTGCTGTCTCTACAGAGTCTGTAGCAAGTTTAACAGCAGTTACATTTGAATCTTTAATCTTCGCTGTCTCTACAGAATCTGTAGCAAGTTTTGATGCTGTTACTGCGCTATTAGCAATCTCTGCTGTATCAACTGCTGAGTCTGCAATCTTAGCGTTTGTAACTGAGTTTGAAGCAAGTTTTGCATCTGTTACGTTAGCATCAAGAATCTTTGCTGTTGTAACTGAGTCTGCAGCCAATTTTGCTGCTGTAACATTTGAGTCAACAATCTTTGCTGTCTCTACAGAATCTGCAGCAAGTTTAGCAGCAGTTACATTTGCATCTTTAATCTTCGCTGTCTCTACAGAATCTGTAGCAAGTTTTGCTGCAGTTACGTTTGCATCTGTAATTTTTACGGTAGTTACTGAATCTGAAGCAAGCATTGTTGCTGTAACTGTACCAGTATCACCAGATGTAACTACAGTACCTGATACGTTAGGAAGTGTAATTGTACGATCTGCTGTTGGATCTACAACTGTAAGGGTTGTCTCATAGTCATCTGCTGTTGCACCCTCAAAAGTAATTTGTGTATCAAATACACCAACTGCTACTGGTGCTGCCCACTCAATTCCATTTGTTGCTCCAGAATTTGCTGTGAGGATATATCCATTTGTGCCAGCAGCAAGACGTGTTACTGCGTCATCTGCACTACCTACAATTAAATCACCCTTGGCATCAACGACACCTGCTGTGATTATGTTCTTTCCATTAACGGTCGCAGTTGATCCCTCAACTATCAGTCCCGACTTTACTCTAAAATCTTTTGTTACGGTTGCCATCTTTTATCTCCTTGGTTAGGCCTTTAATCCCATACGCAAATAGCGTAGAGTTATAGGTGTACTTCCCCCCACAGGAACCACAGTTAATGAAACTGTGTCTCCAGCCTTTGAAACAGAGATGGTGCCAATATTCCCATCATTTTCAATAGTGCCATATTGACTAACAGATACATCTGATCCATCATTCAATATTGTTAATTCTGTAACAGCGTATTTGTTTGCACCGCCTGCTACATGCTTGAGTGAGATCATATATTTCATTGATCTAAACTCACTTGCTGCAAAATTATCAAACACTGTGGAACTTTCAATTCCATTAATTGTTAACTCGTTATTGCCGTCTGATCCAAGATCGGTAGACCTAGCAGAAGTACTATCAATTAAATCTATATAGTTTTCTTGTGTTGGTCTATCGCCTGTTTGAAACAGAGCCTTTACGTTGGTGGTTGATATCTTTGCCATGTGGCTATTATATCATTATGTTAAAGTATATAGTTAGAAAAACCAATTATCTGAATACCGATTCCAGGAGGATTTGCTGGATCGTATCCTTCAATACCAACGTTTGTAATTGTAAGTCTAAAAGGTAAAACTGATGATGGCGTAATAACTTTTGCATAGTCTACTTTTTGAAAATTTGACGGTATTGGTTTTAAGTCAGAAACTGCGACGGTATTGGTTAATGTAGCAATAGCAAGAACTGTACCTAAAGCAACATTAGATGCTGTTGAGTTAAAGGGTTTTATGTTAGATAGGGTTTTTGTTGGTTTTATGTCTTGAATGGAAACTGGGTTTGATATATTGCTAATTCTTGTGGTAGCCATTTATTAACTCTGATCTGTAACTTCGCCTATCATGATCATTTCGCCTTGACATACCGTCCAAACACGAGTAGCGTCAGATAGTTGAACATCAAATACGTCGCCAGTTTTTAGTTGTTTAGATTGTTCTGGTGATATGGTTACTGTGAATTCTCCTGGATCATCAAACTCTGTTGCATATGGAGTTACACTAAATACTAAGTCAGTTCCGACATTGTCTGAATACCTTCTAAAATCTGCCTTTATATCCCACCCAGTAATATCTCCACTTTCATCATTTGTATAATCTAATTCATTTCCAAGATCATCTTCTACATAAATTCTAAAAGAAGCACTATCTCCTACAACTACCGTCCAATTTACAAGTGGTGGGATATTGCCAAGATTATATGTTGCAGGAGCCGTTGGCTGAGGCGACATTGCAGATTCATCGGTATTTCTATATAAAGCGGCCATAGTTATATCATTATACCATTAACTAACATAATATTTAAAATATTTTTATATTTTATTACCCAAACTTGACTCTATTGGCAAATTCATGTTATAATTAATACATGCTACCTACTTGGTAGCATTTGTTCTCTAGGAGGTATTTTACAATGAGAGAAGCAAATGTTTGGCTAGGGGTATTGTCGTTGGTTATTTGTGGTACTGTTTTTTCAGGGGCTGCAAATGCAACAAATGAAAACAACTTACTAATTAAAGAGTCCGTTAAGTCTGCCACCCAAAAGGTGGCCTTTTTGGTTTCTAAAGAGAAAAAATTAGAAAAGTATGAAAATGCTCATAATTTAACTGATGAGCAACTGGTGGATATGTTACGTCATGTAGGGTTTGAAGGAAAGACTTTGAGGTCTGCTTGTGCTATTGCAAAGGCAGAGTCTAATGGTCGTCCTCTTGCTTTCAACGGTAACGTAAAAACTGGAGATAGTTCTTACGGTGTATTTCAAATAAATATGCTTGGAGAATTAGGGTCAGATCGTAGAGAGAAGTTTGAGTTAGACTCAAATGCTGAGTTATTAAACCCAGTAGTTAATGCTCAGATTGCTCTTCACATGACTAAGGGTGGAAAAGACTGGTCTGCATGGAGTTCCGTAAATGGAAAAAGGTATCAGGAATGGTACAACAAATATCCATGTAAGCAATAAAAATTAAAGTAAAGATACCCCATCATTAGTTTGGTGGGGTATTTTTTATTTTTTCTTGATGTTTTTCTTGATTCCAATATAGTTTATAATAATCTAAATCCCAAGCAACTCGTTTAAGATGTTTAGCAATGGCTCCAGTATGGGCATATAAAGGAATATCAATATTTTTACATTTTCTAAAGAAAGCAATATCTTCACCTATAAACTTATCACCAACCATATTGTTTTCAGCAAAAAATGAATTTTCTTTCCCATACTCTTTACGTAGTTTAGTTACTACATCACGATGCATTACTGTTAAGCCCATACCAGCACAATCAACCTTAATAACTTGCTCTACTAGTAATGGGTGATGATACAGTACAGAGAAATCGTCTATATCGTCAAAAATGCATGGCATTGTTACTGGCAAAGACCCATCGTCTTCTTTTGCAATAAAATAAACACCACTTACCATGGGGTGTGTTTCTTTATCTGCTGTGCTACAAATTTTATGCCAAATGTCTAATGTTAAAACAATGTCAGAATCAACCCAAAACAACCAATCAGTTTTTAAAACATCATACCAATAGTCTAGCAGGGACTGTCTTTGTCTTGCTATTTGATTACCGCTAACACGAACAGAACCAGATAAGGGAAACCCAGTGGATGCTCCTGATAGAGCAATTGCCATTAGACCTTCTGTAAATTTACCCTCAGTTGTGCCATTATCACACCAACCAATGGTTATTAGTTCGCCTTCATTCATAAAATTTACTCCCCGCCCCTATTTTATATTTTTATTTAAAAAATAAACCAACCAATAAATTTATGGACGTACAAACTTTTCTTCAACATAGGAAAAACCAATTTCTGGAATCAAATACTCTACACAAGTTTTTTCTGTTGTAGTCTCAGCATCTTCTATTGAGTCTGCAACAATTAGATTGATAACTACGTTATCTTCAAGAACTGCGAATGTTTTCATCATCTATACTCCTTTCTTTCCCAAAATAAAGTCTTGTATTTATTTCTCCACAACGACCTTAAGTATACACCATGATACAGGCTTTTTTTAATTTCTTTTTCTAAGCCCATTTTCATTTTAAATTTATTTCTTTTAAATGGTATTGCCTGTATCATTGGGGTGCCTGCAGGAATCATTCCTTCCCATTTAGCATCATTTAATACAAAAGGAAAATTTATTAATCCAGTATAGGAGTCTGTATCTACTATGGCTGGCATAACTGTAAAAATAGAATTTCTATGAAATGGTTGTATAAAAAGCGTTGAATATCCTTTTGGAGTTTCAATTATCCATGGATTAATCCATTTTGGATATGGCAGATCATTTGCTAATGGATGAAGGGGTGCTTGCTGTGATGGATGAAATTCAATTATTTTTGTGTCTGGCCATTGATAATATGGCATTCCGTTTTTATTAGTAACTTCAAGGTCTGTTGGAGTAAATAAAATATATCCAGCAGTTATAGCATCAAACACAGGAACACATTTTTTTATAGTTTCATTTATGTTTGCATTAGGAAGTTCTTTTTTTCCAGAAACATATGATTCTGTTTTTTGATACCAGTTTGGTATTTCTTTATAAGCAGGTTTTGGAGGATACAAATTATTATGACCTAGCATATGTGTAAATTTTATATCTTTAAACATTTTTATTACCCCGTTATTATATGTTATATAAATTATACCATTTAGGCTGTATAAATTAAAATTTTAGGCTGTATAAATTAAAATTTGTCCAGGTCCGCCTGCACCACCACCAGCGCCACCAAATATAGGGTTAGTGTTAGCGCTATCGTTTGCGCCTCCTCCACCACCGCCTCCACCGCCTCCAGTAGTTCCAGCAACTCCTGCTACGGGTGGTGTTGCACCTTGTGGACTAGGAGCCTGGTAACCGCCTTTACCGCCTGCTCCGCCACCTACAAGTGCGCCTGCTCCTCCATTTCCAGAAGAGTTAGCCTGTCCTGCCCACCATTGCGCTCCATTAGCACCGCCACCGCCACCGCCTGAGCCTTGTACTGAAGAAAGGAATCCTGTAACACTAAAATTAGAAACTGATCCAGCAGTTCCGCCAGTATTAACTCCGCCTTCTTCTCCACCAGTTATAGTTACTGCTTCAGCAACGTTACTTGATGCGTTTCCAGGAGTTGTTGTGCTTGCTCCATTTGCTGTTGCAATATCCGTTCCACCAACAGTTATCTTTGATATTCCTTGTGCTGCTCCGACTGTTATTGTAGCAGTTGATCCAGCAGCAAGTTGATATCCAGTGAAAACTACTGTTCCTCCACCCGCTCCTCCAACACCTCCATAGTTATTGTTGTGTGGACCACCTGCTTGACCATTACCG